ATTGCTAGAAGAGATGAAAGGCATTGTGCGTGAAGACGGGTTCATTGGCGCACCTGGGCGGGGTAAGGATGACCGTGTGATTGCAACAGCACTGGCGACCATTGCGTGGGCAGAGCAAGTGCAACCTCGCTTGATTGCTATGCGTCTGTCCCGTCAAATTTCACTTAAACAAGACGAATACACCCCTGAACAGATTGCAGTGGGCAAAAACGTATCCAACTATTTGAAAGCAATTGGCGTTTATGGTGGCAAAGATGGAAGACCTATCTAAACAAGAACTCAAAAAAGAACTCAAACGGTTTTTGATGGACAAAGACAGAGGCATCTCTATCAAAATTTCTGCGAGTTGGCGGGTATTTCCGAGCGTTTGTTCTTGTACGTCATCAAAGAAGAGCGTTACCCAATGAGCGAAGACACACAGCGAGGCTTAAACAGGGCTTACAAACACTGGAAACAGGGGCGCATTCGGGTTATGAAGAAACACACGAACGAGACTTACCCTGATTACAGGAAAGAAGCTGTCCAGCCACTAATCCCTACAAGTAAGTTAGTGCTTACTAACGAGGGGTTTAAGGTGCAAAACAAGCCTATCAACAGGCATGATTACAAGAATTTTGGCAATATTTTGTGTGAAGACTAACTAAGAGGGGTGAAAAATGGGTGTTTTAAAAGATTATTGTTGTTCAGAGCATGGAATCTTTGAATCTATGGAGGCAAAGTGTCCTATCAAGTTTTGTAAGGGCGATTTATCCGTGGTTTTCTTAAAACCAGTGGCTATGAAGTCCGACAAGACCAAAGCGACGGACAAAAACCTAAAACAATTGGCGATGGAGTTTGATATGACCGACATCAAGTCCACAAAAGCAGGTGAACACCAAACTGGCTACTTAAAACGCAAAAATAAGCTCTCTGACAAAGAGTTTGAGCAAGCAACAGAGGCTTTGAATCACAATAACAAGATGCAAGAAGAAAAATTGGTCCAAGAGCGCCTATCTGGTGCAATGTGGGGCAATGGTGGTAATATTAATTTGCAATCCGTCATGAACGGGCAATTCAAGCCAGTAAAAGACGAATCTGTTAGCGTTTTGCCAAGAAGTGTTGGACAATTTGTGCCACCCAAGCCAGGTGCAGGTACTCAAATTGACCATGAAGGCTTGAAGATAAACAGTAATGCGGAGTAGAAATGAAAATACCAAAGGGGATGCTAGACAGAGATGAGTTCTATCGGGACATCATCTACAAGTGCGAAGTCTCTTTGAACTCACGCAAAGTTGACTACGCCTCCTTGCGTAACTGGTATCTCTTTGGTAACGGTCCTGACGAAGCGCCAGCACTGTACAACAAAATTTTTCCGCACTTAGACCAAGTAACGTCGTTCTTGTACTCGGCAGAGACCACCCGATTCTCAATCAATTTGGGTGCGTCTATCCCCGACAACGAACACCGCAAAATTCCCGTGTTGACAAAAGCCCTCAACAATGAGTGGCTCAATAGCAACGCTGACCAAGTTTTTTCTACCGCCACCACATGGGCGCTGGTGTACGGCACAACCTACGTCAAGATGATTATGCAAAACGGGATTCACCCGTACATGGTCGAGCCTGGTTGTGTCGGCGTGTTGCGTGAGGACATTACCTACACAGACCGACAAGAAGCCCTGATTCAAAAATATTACATCACCAAGTCTGAGCTGTACACCCGTCTGTATAGCCATCCGAATCGGGACAAAATTATTCAGCGCATGAACTCCATGCCGCATGAACGCACAGAGATTGCCAACGGACTTGAGCGCATCATCATCTCTCAGTCCAACCCAACTATTTACGGTAACGTGAACTTGGACTTGGCTGGTGGCAACCGCTACAAAGCAGAAGTGTCAGAGGACACCGTGGAGATGACAGAGCTGTGGCTCTGGGATGATGACTCACAAGATTACCGTGTGGTCACAAAAGCAGACCCAGACATCATCATCTACGAACGTTCTGGCGAAGAGATGTTCATCAAGGGTGAACTGCCGTTCATTCAGATTTGCCCTAACCCGCTGTACGACTACTACTGGGGTGCAAGCGAAGTTCAACGCCTGATTTACTTGCAACAGTTGCGTAACCGCCGCATGACGGAGATTCTTGACTTGCTGTCCAAGCAAGTGTCTCCACCCACGGCGCTGATTGGATTCACGGGCATCCTGGATGAGAAAAACTTTGCACTCAACCGTGCAGGTGGTTTGCTTTCCACCGATATGCCTAATGCCAAGGTAGAGAAGTTAGCGCCCACTATGCCGCCAGACTTGTTTGCTGAGTTGCGTGAAATTGACGCTATGTTTGAAGAAGCATCTGGCGTTGGCAACGTGCTGCAAGGTAAAGGCGAGGCAGGTGTACGTTCAGCAGGACACGCATCCCAGTTAGCCCGTCTGGGGTCATCACGAGTAAAAAAACGGGCACTTATCATCGAAGATTCGTTGGAAAAGTTGGCTACCTTGTATCTCAAGGCTGTGCAGCTCTACGACGATACGCATTTCAAAGATACGCACGGTGTGCCGTTCATTGCCGAACAATTCACCAAAGAATTCACTGTCAAAGTGGATGGACACTCCAACAGCCCCATCTTTACGGAAGACACCCGCACACTGGCATTCAACTTGCTCAAAGCAGGGGCTATCGACAAGAAATCTCTGCTTGATTTGATTGAGCCGCCAATGAAAGAGGAGCTGATTGAGCGCTTGAAGATGATGGAAGCCAAGCAAGCCGCCCAACCACAACCTCCCGCTGGCGAACACAAAAAAGGGCACAAAACCCCTGAACACAAGGAGTCGTGATGGCTACTAAAAACGTCGGTGGACCTCAAACGCAACCCAAAGCTGACCAACCACGGGTTAGTTCTGAAACTTTACGCAAAGAATCTTCTGGACCTGGATTGACACAGCGCACAACAGGTGTTAGAAACACGGCTGGGGGTAGAACTCAGAGAAACTACGCCAGAACGTAAGGACTTCATCATGATGCACAGATACGGTAAAAAAGGTCGCAAGACCCGTCGCTGATTTCTCGAAAGAGAATAGGGTATGGTTTCTCCCCTTGAAGAGAAACTGCTGTTTAAGGAGTTGCCATGCGTAAAGCTCGTAAACACAAACGCAAGTAATTGCGTTTAACGACTTCGGGGGAGTAGTCGATATCCACTCCCCCACCTATTGACAACTGGTTTGTAAGTGGTTACAAACTAGCCCCAAGGAGTAAACATGAGTGTTCCGCAAGACAAATTGATGGAGTTGATGAAAGGTAGCCGTTCGGCTGGCGTACCAATGCCCGACGCACCTCCTCCTGGTTCAAACTTGTCTGATGCTGAAGTGCCCCCAATGGGTTCTCCAATGTCTACTCCAGAGCCTAAGATGGGTTCTAAAGAAGCAGCAAAAATTAACTTGGGAATGGCGCAAGACTTGCTAGAACAATCTTTGCCAGCACTGGGTTCGGATAGCGAAGAAGGTCGTGCGGCTTTGTCAGCTATCAGCGCTATCAACAAAGTTCTTGGCTCTAAAAAAGGGAAAGTCAACGAACTTCAGCAGTCAGAGATTTTGCAGATGTTGCAAACGTTGCCTCAAGCGGGTGGCGGTACACCAGAAGGCAAAGCAATGGCTGCTGCTCCAATCCCTGGTATGCCTCCTGCTGGCGGTATGCCTCCCCCACCTGGCGGTATGCCTCCAGGTATGCCACCTTCCCCAATGTAAACAGGAGTAATCATGGACTTGTATAAACCTCGTGGTAATTCACAACCCCGTCGTCCTACCGACAACAATCAACGCAATGGCGTGGTGGTTAACACCCCTCGCTATTCCCAACTCGGCGGTTTGTCTGGTGCAGCAAAAGCAGCATTTGGCGGCATGAAAGTCGAGAAACCTGGTGACGGTAAAAAAGTCATTTAATACGATAAGAGGGTAACAAAATGTCTTTAGAAAATCTTTCCTTAGAAGCCCGTGACGAGTTGGCATCCTTGATGCAGACTCTGGCTGATTCTCCCGATACACGGGAGGACATCTTGCGTTTGACTAAAAAAGTTAAACCCAACTTGAACATTCCTGAAATTGATTTGAAAGATAGGACCAACCAAGAGTTGGACAAAATCCGTCAGGAAAATGAATCTTTGCGTAACGAGTTTCGTACCCGTGATGCACAAGCCGAGTTGGACAAACGTCGCAAATCACTGGTGAAAAAAGGTTTGGTTTCATCTGAGGATGAGATTGATGCGGTGGAAAAAGTGATGTTGGAGAAAAAAATCTCTGACCACGAAACCGCCGCTGAATATCATCGCTTCATGAAAGAAGCTGCGAAGCCAACCCCTACTGGATACAATCCTTCCGCAATTCGAGGACTCAACCTCCAACAATTCTGGAAAGACCCACGGGGTGCAGCGCAGCAAGAGGCGGTTAAGGCTTTCCAAGATTTGCGTAAGCCACAACGCCCAATCGGTTTGTAAAAAGAGGGTGCAATTTTGTCAGGGCAGCAATGCCTACTTTGAGGAGCTAATATGGCTATAGGTGGTGGTATTCTGCCCCAGACAGGTAGTTCGCAATTTACGGAGTTAACGTACGTTACCCGTAGAGCGTTCATTCCTAAACTGGTTGTGCAGTTGTATAACAGCACACCCTTGATGGCAGCGTTGATTGCAAACAGTCAACAAGCCAGCGGTGGTGTTTCTTCTGTAACTGTCCCCGTTCAGGGCGCTCAGTTCGTTAACGCTCAGTGGTCTGACTACAGCGGCTCGTTCGCTCAACCGTCAGTTCAACAAGGTGCGTACAACGCTGAGTACGACTTGAAGTTGATGATTTCTCCCGTGCCGTTCCTCGGTATGGAAGGTGTCGCACAACAAGACGCTGCAATCATTCCTTTGATTGAAGCTCGTATGAACGACGCAACCAACGTGATGATGGATGCAATGGCTACCGCCTTGTATAACAACACCACAAACAACCAACAGTTCATCGGCTTGCCCGCTGCTGTGGATGACGGTACTGGTGGCGCAACTTACCAAACCACTTACGGTAACATCAACCGTAATACATACTCTTGGTGGCAATCCAAGGTGTATAACGCTGGTAACGTTAACCCAACTCGTCAAAACATTCTTCAGTACATTTCTGGTACTGTTAAGCGTGGCGCTGAAATGCCATCGTTTGGCGTGTGCGGTTTCGGTACTTGGACTTTGTTGGCTCAAGACTTTGTTGGTCAAGAGCAATACGTTATCACCCCAGGCTCTGGCTTTGACGGTGACAACAATGGTCCTCAAGCCGCTTTCCGTGCTTTGATGGTCGCTGGTGTGCCAATCTATCCAGACCCATACTGCCCAGAAGGTACTGTGTACTTCCTGAACACTAACTACTTGTCGTTGTACATCCACGAACAAGGCTCGTTTGTGTTTACTGGATTTGAATCAACACTTCCCAACTGGCAAATTGGTTATGTGGGTGCTGTTCTTATGATTGCTGAATTGGTGTCTGTGAAGCCCAAGTCAATGTCTAAGATTAACAACTACAACTACTTGTCACTGTAAGGAGAAAAAATCATGTCATTAGCACTGAACAAAATCATCCTTGCAAATGCAAACGCAAACACGCCTGGTGCGTATTTCCAGTTTGCTAACTTGACAGTTACAACCGTCGGTAACGTTGTTCCCGCTGGTTTGTACCTTGTTCCTCCCACTGCGAACGTCACTATCAACATGACTTCTGGTGTCAACGCCACAACTGGAAATATCTCATCGGTAGGTCCATTGCTGGCTAACAACACTGGCGGCGTGATTGTGTCTGACGGTGTGAACGTGTTTGCAAACGCTGCAACCGCCAATACAACTATCCAAGTCTTGACAGTTGATGGTGGTCAAAACGTTTCTGGCACTTACAACGCATCTTAAGGAGCAATAATGGCTAATCCCGATTCAGTCAGTCAGTATTATCTCGATTCGTTTGGGAATGGTCGTATTGGTCAAGGTCCGTTGGCGAATTTGTCTGCCGCTGCTAACGCAGTGGTGACAATTCCCATCTTGAGTGGCGGTTTAACCAACAGCGGAAACCTTACTGGTTCAGGTGCTGTGATTGTTCGTCGAGTAACAGTCAACGCACCTACTGGTAATGTTTCTAGCGCAAACGTCTCGATTACGACAAGTAACGACGGCAACCTGTCTAACGCAGTGGTGTCTCCCGTTATCTTGGCTAACGTGACAGCGGTTAACCGTTATCAAGACTTGACTATTGCTCAACCATATCTGTCTAACACGACAGTCTCTGGTTCTGTTGCTCAGGCTTTGTATGTCAACGTGCATACTGGCTCTAGCAACAGCAACACGGTAAACTTCCAAGTTTACGGCGACGTTGTGTCTTTCTGATGGAAAACGTATTTGTAACCAATCGTGGCAACACCGAATTAACCATCGGTTATGACGGTGTTGTCTACGAATTCAAAAAGAACGTTCCCGTTGAGATTCCTCTGGACGGGGCTGTCAAATTGTTTGGTTACAAACTACAAGACAGAGAACATATTTTGGTTCGGCATGGGTGGATTAACACTCATGCGGAGCTTGAAGAAAGTTTGAAAAAGCTGGACCAGTTTGTAATAACAACTGAGAAGCCTCAACAAGACAGCTCGTTACCCTCGGCTGTTGGCGTAGTACCCCTGCGGATTGAAAAATCCGCTGGGGGAAAGTTCCATCAAAAACGGGTAGCATAACAATGGATGCTTCATGCCAGCGCTCAATGACTACCTCTATCAAGTCGAAAATTTGTTGCATGACTCAAACAATGTCTTTTGGTCGCAAAGTCAGCTAACAAATTACATCAACGAGGCTAGAGAGCGCCTTGTAAGGGACACGGGTTGCCTAAGAACAATTCAAAATACCCAAACTCCCATTGCATCTTCCAACCCATATCTGGGTACAAACAACAACACAACTCCTGCATCCACTTGGACAGCTAACACGGCTGTAACTGCGGGTCAGTATGTGTTCAGCAACATCTATATTTATCAGTACCAAACATCAGGCACATCTGGCAGCACAGCGCCAGCATATCCCACGGGTACAAACATTTTCCCGCCTACAACGTCTTTTGCAGACGGTACTGCTACCCTGCAATACGTCCAAAACGCTGAGATTATCCCGTTTGCGTCATTGCCTGACGGGATTCAAACCATAGACATCTTGGGTATCAATTTGTACTGGGGCAACAGTCGCATTCCTATGCGTTATTTGCCCTGGTCAGACTTCACGGCTCAGTTGCGTTACTGGCAAAACTACGTTGGTCGCCCTATTTGTTTTTCTGTGTACGGTCAACAGCAGTTCTACATTGCGCCTGTGCCCGACCAATCGTATTACATTGAGCTGGATACGGTGATTTTGCCTTCTCCATTGTCTTTGAGTACGCCTACCGCTACTGATTCAATTCTTGACCCGTACAGCACGGCTGTGCAGTATTACGCTGCTTACAAAGCCAAGTTTTACGAGCAATCCTACGGTGAAGCAGAGATTTTTAAGCAAGAGTACAACAAGCACGTTCTCAACATCCTGAATTCAACGTATACACGACGTATTCCTAACCCCTATAGCAGTGGAGGTTAAGAATGGCATCAGCAGAGCAAAAGAAAAGCTATGCGGTCATCAAACAATTCAGGGGAATTGATACCAAAGCCAACCGCACGGCTATTGAAAAAGATGAGTTCTACTGGCTAGAAAATGCTATGCCTATTGGCTCTGGCAACTTGCGTATCACGCCGCAATCGTCATACGTTACCAACAGCGCTAACGCAACGGTAGTCTTTTCTAACACCGTAAGTTACCTGACATCCGTAAATATTCAGGATGACTACATTGTTGCTTCTGAAGCCGATGGTCGGATGGAATATTTTGACTTGGCAACAAAGACGTTTGGTAATGTTGCCCCTGTTGGCACGTTTTCTGCATCTGGTGTCAGTGCAGCGCAATATCAAAACACCAATATGTTCATTGGAGACCCTGTAAACGGTCTTTATGAGTGGGATGGCGGTAATTTGGTGTCTATTGGCTCTGTAGCGGTCATCGGCATCACAAACCCAGGCTCTGGGTACTCATCTGCCCCCAGCGTCAAGATTTCAGCGCCTAATCAGACCAACGGCGTTCAGGCAACGGCTGTGGCGACCATCACATCCAACGTTGTCACGGCAATTAGCCTGACAAACACGGGTAGTGGATACACATCTCAACCTACAGTGACCATCACGGGCGGTGGTGGCACGGGTGCAGCCGCTATTGCTCAGTTGACCACGTTCAAAACGGGCACAGTGGCGGTGCAAGTGACTAACGGCGGGTTTGGATATGGTGCAAACGGCACGTTTTATGTGACTTTCTCTGGTGGTGGCGGTTCTGGGGCAAACGCCACGGCAATCGTGTCTGGAAACGCTGTTACGCAGGTCATTATGAACAATCCTGGCTCTGGCTATACGTCAGTGCCTACTGTGAGCTTTGCAAACGGCTATTCTGGCAACGTAACGGCTAATGCAACCGCTACAGCGGTGGTTAACACCAACGGAATTGTGGACGTTGCAACCTTTTCAGGGCGTGTTTGGGTGGCTGCTGGGCGTACTGTTTACGCTTCTAGCGCTGTTTCCCCCACTGACTTTAGCTCTGTGTCTGCTGTGGCGTTCAATTTGTCAGACTCAACGCTGCACGGCAACATTCAAGCCCTGCTGTCGGCTAACAACTTCTTGTACATCTTTGGCGACGATAGCATCAACGTTTTCTCTAACCTGCAAGTGACTTCCACGGGCAGCACGGTGTTCACCAACACCAACGTTTCTGCTTCTATCGGTTCTAAACGCATTTACGCCATCTTCCCGTACTTCCGTTCTGTGCTTTTTATGAACGATTACGGGGTGTACGCCCTTGTCGGGTCTACAACCACCAAAATATCAGACCCCCTAGACGGTATTTTCCCTTACATTGACTTTACAAAGCCAATTACAGCGGGTCAGACACTGCTCAACAACATTTTGTGTGCGGTGTTTAACTTTTACGTCAGTCCGTCGTGTCCTTATGGGTTTGGCGGCTCACGTTACATCCAAGCGGTGTTTTTTGACAAGAAATGGTTTATCACAAGCCAGGTGCAACCGATTCAGTACGTCACATCTGCGCCAGTGTCAGGAAAAATCAATTTGTACGGCACAGATACAAGCCGCCAGTTGAATCAGTTGTACTCAAATACGTCCAGCAACATCAACAGCTACATTCAAACGGCTTTGCAGGATATGGGCGACCCTATTCGCACCAAACAAGCCTTAAAATTTGCTGTAGAAGCAACGTTGGTATCGGCGGGTACGTTCAACATTACCGTTGACAGCGAGAGTGGTTCTAGTCCAACATACACCTTATCAAACGGGTCTGTAACTTGGTACAACAACTCTGGTCAAGCCGTGATTTGGACAAATAATTCTGGTGCAACCATCAATTGGTTGTTTGAAACTGGATATTACTTGTACAAGTCTGACGCACAACAATATGGCAAGTATTTGGGGTTGACAATGACATCAAGCAATCCTGCGTTTGTCATCAACACGTTTGAGTTTGAACACGAATTGAGAGTGAGGTTCTAAATGTCTGGTGTACCGTATATTTTTGCTAATGCAACAACATCTATCCCACTTAATCAGTTGGATACAAACTTTGCCACGGGTATTACTCTTGGAAATACAACTGTTTATTTAGGCAATACCACAACATCGTTTGCCAACGTAACGTTCACAAACACAACATTAAACGCTCCTGTTGTTGCCCCTAACTTTACGGACAACACAACGTTTGGTTTCAAGAACCGCATCATCAATGGTGCGATGATGATTTCGCAACGTGGCACAAGTTTTTCGAATCCAGCAAATCAAACATATACTTTAGATAGATGGCTTCTTGAAACAAGCGGAACAACAGTTGCCTCTATTGCTCAAGTATCTGGCCCTACAGGATATAAAAACGCACTTCAAATTACTGGCGTTTCTGGAAACACTTTTACTGGGATTGAGCAACGCATTGAATCGTATAACTGTAGTGACTTATCTGGACAAACAGTAACAATTCAAGCAAACATTGCAACTTCATCAGCTCAAACCGTGGCGTGGCAACTTTCTTATGCAAATTCACAAGATAATTTTAGTTCAACAACGGTCATTTCATCTGGAACGTGGAGCACAACTTCAACCGCCACAGTTTTTACTGCAACAGTTACAGGGCTTCCTTCTGGTGCTTTAAACGGCTTGAAATTGTTATTTTCTCCAAATAACTTTGGAGCTTTTACGTCTGGCACTATTTCCATCACAGGCGTACAACTAGAAAAAGGCAGCACAGCCACATCGTTTGACTACCGCCCGTATGGTACTGAGTTGATGTTATGTCAAAGGTATTGCCAATATGCTGGCTCTGGTGCAAGCGGGTCTTTTGACGGCAATACAACTACGACAATTCAAATAACGGAAAAATGTGTTGTGCCTATGCGAGCTTCCCCATCTGGTGCTATTTTCAGTGGAGTAACTGCTTCATTTAGATTTCAAGCGTCTGATTTAGCTGCGGCTTCTCCTAGTTTGGCAAATTTTATGGCCAACACATCTAACTACGGCGGCACATCTTTTTGGACGCAAGTAAATGGATTTACTGGCGGCGCGGCAAACGCAGTTGTTACTGCGCGAAATAATCAAACCGCTAATGGCGGAAACTTTATTTTGTTAACTGCGGAGTTATAAAATGGAATTTACATATCAACTTCAAACTCTTGGACAGTCTGTAAAACGCAGTGATGGCGTATTTATTCCATTTGCTTTAGACAACACAGACTACCAAGTTTTCAAAGCTGATTTAGCCAAAGGCGTAGAACTGCAAAACGCCGAAGGCACAGCAATGACTGCGGAACAAATAACAGCTTTTTTGGGGACGTTGCCATGAGTGTAAGCGCACCTTTTGCCCCTAGCGGAAACACAGTGGTTATCTCAGCCACTACAACAGCTCCTGCGCCCGTTCAAGTAACTTCTACCACGTTGGGTAGCAACCAGTATCGAATCATCAATAGCGGCACTGTGACCGTTATTCTTGGGTTTGGTCAAACATCTGCGTTGGCATCGGCAGGTGGTGTTGTGCCCGTCACAACTCAAAGCAACTGCTTGCCTTTGTTGCCTGGTACGGATGAAATTATCACGTTTGCACCCAATGCCTATTTCACGGCAAATGCAACTACGGGTACAGCAACCATTTACATCACGCCAGGTGACGGAGATTAATCATGCTAAAGACGGTAAGTAGTGCAGGTTCTGGTTTTCCAATAACGCTGGGTAACACGGTTGTTACTGCTGGCAGCACTATTACGACTTTAGGAAATCTGACGCTCAACAACGTCATCATTAACGGCACAACAGAAAACGGCGTTCAATTTAATAACGTCAACATTATTAGCGGAAACATTGCAAACGTCGCAATTTCAAACGCTACCATCACGGGCGGCACAGTTGTTTCTAACCTGACAGGCTCAACTATTCCCGCCGCAAACGTGACGGGTTTGGGCACTATGGCAACTCAGAATGCCAACGCTGTTGCTATCACTGGCGGCACAATTGGTAACGCTGTTCTTTCTAATGCCAACATTACAAGCGTTCAGGCAACCTTTCCTAACAGTTACCTGACAAACAGCTCTGTAGTTTTAGGAAATACAACTGCCTCTCTAGGCTCGACTATTTCCACAATCAACGCCCTAACTTTGACAAACGTCACGGTGTCTTCTGGAAATGGTACGTTTGCAAACCTTTCTAGCGGCAACGTCACCATCACTGGCGGCACAGAAAGCAACGTCACCTATAGCAACGTCACAATTAACAGCGGTAATGCAACGCTAAACAAAGTAACCGCAAACAGCGTTATCTCAACTGGAAACATTGCGGCTAACGTTGGAGCTGGAGCATTTTCTTATGGCAATTTGTCTTATACCGACACAGGTATTGTTGCGTCTTACGCCAACAGCGTTAACAGCTACATTCAAATTGTCATGCAAAACACTAGCAACGGTAACGCCGCTTCTAGTGACTTTGCTCTTGTAAACGACACAGGCTCTGCTTACGGTGACTTTGGTATCACTTCCAGCACTTTCTCAGGGTCTGGTCGGTTTTACAACGCCAACGTGGTGTATTTGTACGGCGCTTCTGTTGACCTCGTTGTTGGGACACTGGGGGCTAATGCCACGCACTTTGTTGCCAATAATTCAGCAACAGATGCGATGACTTTGAACGCCAACAACACGGTCACAATCAACACGCTCAATCAGCCAACGTCTGCCAACGCTACGTTTGCCACTGCCAGCTTACCTCTTGTACCCGCTGGATACATCACGGTTAACCTGAACGGAACAAACGTAAAAATCCCTTATTACGCTGTTTAACATGGACAACCAACAACTTTTTAACGCCGTAGTCAGTATTGCTGGATTCTTAGCGGTGTGGGTTTTCACAAACCAAATGCAACGCACTCAAAAGTTGGAAGACAAACTCAATCAGTTGCCCAAAGAGTACGTCCAGAAAGACGATTACAAAGAAGACATCAAAGAAGTCAAAGACATTCTGAAACAGATATTTGACAAGCTAGACTCCAAGGCAGATAAATCATGAATCAGGATGACTTATCTTATGTTGAGTTTGGAGATGTGCAGGGTTTAGGACGTT